ATGAGTACATTGAACGACATTAAAAAAACAGCAGAAGACTGGCATAGAGCCGATATCATCGCTGCTTTACATAAAAAAGGATGGTCGCTTAGACAACTCTCTTTACAGCACGGATACAGTCAAGGAAGCACTTTAAAAAATGCCTTAGACCGACCGTGGCTTAAAGGTGAACGTATTATTGCTGATGCAATCGGTATTCCCGCCGAAGAGATTTGGGCAGGACGTTTCGCACACCGTAATAATAAAAAATTTGCTGATAGATAGCATAAAGAGGTTTTTATGAGTAGTAACAACTTAAAAACACACTATTCAGCAAAAGAATTATTAAGTTTTAGTTTATCCGCTTTTCCTAATACTGTGCAAGGAATTATTTATCAGGCGAAAAAACAAAAATGGGAAACTCAAAAAAGAGTTGGACGTGGTGGCGGTTTTGAATATGCCCTATCTTCCCTCCCTCAAGAGGTGCAAGAGGAAATCAGAGATAAATTTGCCACATCTATCGTGGCGACTAAACCGAAAAAATCACCTGTAATGCGATCTGTTGTACTAACTGAACTGACAGACAAGCAACGACAGGCGGCGGAAGCAAGAATGGCGTTGGTGGCATATGTGCTGAAGTTGGAAGAAGTACAGCCACGTTATAAAGCGATTAAGTTTTTTTGTAAGCATGCTAAGCAACATTTGTTATCACCTGAATTAATGCAATTAGTGGCTAAGGCAAATAACAAAAAAGGCGAAAGCCGTGTGATTGGTGAACGCACCTTAAATCAATGGGTGTTGGATTATGAAAAAGCGACCACCCCAGAAGAGCGTTTAAAAGCCCTTGCACCGATGCAACGGGTAGCTAAAAAAGCGGAAGAAATTAGCTGGTTGCCTGATTTTTTAGCGGAATATCGTCAAACCAATGGCATTAATGTGGCAGAAGCCTATGGGTATTTTGCACAACATTGGCAGGCACGTTTTGCGGATCAACCTTTAATGCTTGAAATGTTGCCAAGCCTTGATCGTGTTAGACGGGCGCTTGCCAAACTGCCCCGCCACATTAAGGAATTTGGGCGTAAAACAGGTGCTGAATTGCGTGCATTGAACACTTATGTGAAACGGGATTGGTCGAAATTGTTGGTGAATGATGTGTGGGTGGGTGATGGACACAGTATGAAAATGAAAGTAGCTCACCCTGATCACGGTCGCCCTTTTATCCCTGAAATCACGCTGATTATGGACGCCCCTTGTCGTTACATTGTGGGTTGGTCGGCAAGTCTTTCTGAAAATGCCCTTGCGGTGGCAGATGCGTTACGCAATGGCATAGAACAACACGGTATCCCTGCAATTTATTACTCCGATAACGGGGGCGGTGAGAAAAACTGGATGTTAGATGGGGATATTACAGGGATGTTGCCCCGCTTAGGCATTAATCACCAAACAGGGATACCGGGCAATCCGCAAGGGCGTGGGATTATTGAGCGGGTGCATAAAACCATTTTATACCGCATTGCCCGCCAATTTGAAACTTATCACGGCAGCGGTGCCGATAGGGAAACGGTGAGAAAGGTTGGCACGGGTGTGATATCCCTTGAAAAAGCCTTGCGAAAAAACACCGCACTTGAAGATTTAACCCCGAAACAACGTGGGGCAATGGGTAAGTTACCCAGTTGGAATCAGTTTTTGGATGCGGTGCAAGCTGGCATAGATTGGTACAACAATGAGCATAAGCACAGCGAAATTGGTTATGTAACGCCTGCAACAAAACGCCGTGAGTTAATGGAAAAAATGGGCAAGGAAAATCTGCTTTACCTTACCCCAGTTGAAGCAAGGGATTTATTCCGCCCTGCGGTAGAACGCACACCAGAGCGTGGTTGGGTACGATTATTTAATAACTACTACTTTAGTCAGAAGTTATTAGATGTTGATGGGCAAAAAGTGCAAGTCGCCTTTGACATCCACGACCCAAGCAAGGTGATAGTGCGTAAGTTAGACGGTGTGTTTGTGTGTTATGCAGAACTTGATGGCAATAAACGTGATGCATTCCCAATGAGTTTTGTTGAGAAAACGAGAAAAGAACGTCATCAACGCAGGGCAAAACTCAAACAAGAACAACTTGATGAAATAAATGCAGAGCTTAATCCAGTTATCAGCATTGAACACAAAGAAAGTGCGGATTGGCTACATCAAATCAGGGTGCAAGGCACACCAGAATTAGCGGAAGAGGCGGAAGAAATCGCCGTATTCCCGAGCGAAATGAAACGTCAATTAAAAAGAAAGGTAGGTTAAACGATGAAAGAACAATTACAACGTTATATGCAAGAACAGGGGCTAACACAGGGGCAAATTGCGAAAGCCATTGGTAAATCTATCACCACCGTTAGCCAGTATTTAAAAGGCAATTATAACGGTAAAACCGAAGACATAGATGATGCGGTAACCCGCTTGTTGCAACGTGAAAAAGATAAGGTGGTGGAACGCCGTTTTAACAGCGAATTTGTCAGCACCTATGCTGCAGAACGTTGTTTAGATGCTATCTACATCGCCCACGCGGAAAGTGATATTGCGGTAATCACAGGTGCAGCAGGCTTAGGCAAAACCCAAGCGTTAAAACATTATGTGGCACGCAACCCCGAAACCATTTTTGTAGAAGTTGAGCCAAGTTACAGTCCGAAAGTGTTGCTAAAAAATCTATGCCAGCAGTTGGGACTAAACGAAAACGGGCTAAACCACGAACTCTTTACCCGTATCACCGAAAAATTAGGTGAGAACCGCTTAATTATTGTGGATGAAGCCGAGCTATTAAGCACGAAAAGTTTGGAATATTTACGCCGTATCCACGATTTAACCAAGTGCGGTGTGGTGCTGGCAGGAATGCCGAGATTAATCGTTAATCTGAAAGGGAAATATGGCGAGTTAGCCCAGTTATACAGCCGGGCGGGCGTGCATTGTGATTTACAAAATGCACTAGATAAAGAAGACATCGCCTTACTTGCCCAACAAGGCTTAGGCACAGACGAATTTAACGACTTGCTTTACAAAGTAAGTAAAGGCAACGCCAGACGCTTAAACAAGCTAATGCGAGGCGTGATACGTGTAGCGGAAATGCACGGAAAACCGATTAGCGAGGCACTGATTAACCGTTATGCAGAAATGTTGATTAATTAATACCAGAGGAGAAAGAAAATGGCAAGAGCAGACATTATTGACACCGCTTATGCGTTACGTCGTGAGGGCGTGGAGATTGTGAAATCAAAAGATGGGCGTTTTCCGAGTTTTTTAATTTTACGCCCAAGCCAACGCTTAATAGCAAATGCAACGCAGATTGTGGAACGCATTAACGGGCAACGCCGTGAGCGATTTGTTACCCAAGTTGGCAACTGTATGGTGTATTGGTTTTGAGGTGAAAAATGGCACGCCGTCAAAAAATTTATGCCGTCTATAAGGGAGAGCAAAATTTAGCAGACGGCACAGCGGATGAATTGGCACAAAAACTGGGGGTGAAACGTAATTTTATCTACAAAATCAACAACAAACATTACTTAGCAAAATATAGCGACAAAAATACAAGATTAATTGCAATCAAAATTGAGGATTAAAAATGCAGGAAAGCATCAAAAAAATTTACCGCAGTAACAAAAAATTATTTGAACGGCATTGTTATTTATTTGCAATAAAAGCAGCAAATTCCCCGGAAGCATTAGTTGAGGCACTTACAAAAGGGATACACCATTTTGAGGTGAAGCAATTTACCGGCTGGGTAGAAGTGAGAGTGGTATTAAATAACCAAATGACAGTAACAAAAAGCGAGGAGAAAAGAAGATGGCAGTAAAAACAAGACTAAAAAGCGACACAGTACGCTATACAACACGCGAAGAAGTCGAAACCGCGATTAAAGAGGTTGGCGATTTGCAACGTGAATTACAACGTGTCGCCACTCATCAAAATGACGAGCTGGCAGCGATTGCCGAAAAATACGCACCACAAATTGCCGATTTGCAGGCACAAATCAAGCCATTACAAAAAGCGATTGAAATTTGGTGCGAAGCCAATCGAGCTGAACTCACTAATAACGGCAAAACAAAAACGGGCTCATTTAATACAGGGGAAGTCCAATGGCGACAACGCCCGCCAAGCGTGTTGATTCGCAAAGCGGAAGAGGTGCTAGAACGTTTACGCCAGTTAGGCTTAACTCGTTTTATCAGGACGAAAGAAGAACCGAACAAAGAAGCAATGTTGGCAGAAGCCGAGTTAGCGGCAACAGTAACCGGCATCACCATTAAAAAAGGCGTGGAAGATTTTGTCATTACACCATTTGAGCAGGGGTGTAGAAATGTTTGAAGACGTTAGCGATTTAAAAGAAGCCTATGATTTTTATAAGGCAGCTAAGAAAGATGAAAACGCTATTGCGTGTGGTTGTCTATCTGATGCCGAGGATTGGGTCTGGAAAGAGCTAGATGCATTGTTTGCAGATGACGAGGAAGGTTAAAGCCCTTTTCAACACGCTTTAAAGCCCATTTAAGGCGTGTTTATAAAGTGTTTTAACCATCAAAACAGGAGCAAAAAAATGAAAAACCAAGCCTATTATGACTACGCCGAACAAGCAGCGGAGTTGGAGAAAAAACAGCAATACCACGATGCCGCACTGCATTGGCAACTTGCCTCCGGCAAAGCAAAAAAAGAGATCAACTGCGAATATGCCACTGAACGAAGCAAATTTTGCAACCGAATGGCAGTGCGACCATTTAGAGGTGAAGAATGAAAATAACAAAACAAGACTTAGTCGAGCAACTCGCTGAAGCAGTGTCAACGATTGAGCAGTCGATTTGGTTGTTAAACGATGATGACATAAAAAACGCTAATAAATTGCTTGATGCAGGAATGATCACCGCAGCAAGAGCAGCGCAGAAAATGAAATTATTGGCTAATAATCAAAGGGGAAAATATGTCAGATAAAATTTTAAAAAAAGTAAAAAAATTACTTGCGTTGAGTAAATCAACTAATCCACACGAGGCAGCCAAAGCACTAGAAATGGCACAAAAATTAATGTCAGAACATCAAATTGATTATGTTGATATTGAAGTGTCATCAATACATAACAATAAGAAGTTTGCGTTGAATACTGCACAGTATGTCTTAATGCTTGCAGGGCTATTGCGCAAAGCCTTTGGCGTTGAAGCGTATGTTAGCAATTATTATAACAATGATAGCGAATATGGCGAAAATCAGTGCCATATTGTGTTTTATGGCGTAGAAGAAAAGCCGGTTATCGCCTCATATTGTTTTGATGTGCTGTATCGCCAATTGCAATCTGCTCGCAAAAACTTTTACGCAAAACAAAATAAACGATTAAAACGCAGTACATTAATTGCGAGAGCTGACGCATTTTGCGAAGGGTGGGTGCTTGGGGCATCCAGAAATGTGCAGAAATTTATTGTGTCCGAAAAAGAAAATCAATTGATGTTTGCGTACAAAGCAAAAATGGAATCGGCAAAAGCGTTTGGAACAAGCGAAGGGCGAAAGTGTGGAAATACAAAAGATAAAAATGATAACTCTCGTTGGCTTGGTTTTGAAGAAGGGAAAAAGGTCGAGTTAAATCACGGCGTGAATGGTAAAGAGAGCGTTAAATTGGGAGGGAGAATATGAAATCGTTTACTTTAGTGGTTACCGCGACCTTTGTTTTTAGGGATGAAACTGAAATAGGGATCAAATGGGCAAGTGAGCAAGGGGCAACGTTATCAGATGCGCCGAATGAGCTTAACTGTACAATAGCTGATCTAATGGCAGATTGTGCTTATGCATTACCTATTTTAGCCTCTTTTTTTGAAGAGCTTAGTCAAAAGATGCAATCCATTACAGCCACCGCAAGCGTGATGTTTGAAGGAAAAAATGACGATTGGAAATTAGCTTTTACTGTACCAAGGGAAACGGAAGCGAATAAATATATCCGAGCCTTGTTGTTTAGATTACTAACAGATAAAAAGCGCTTTTTACGCGAAGTGAAGGCGTTAGAAAAGCAATTGTATTAAAACCCATTTAAACGCCTTTTAAAGCAACATTAAGAGGCGTTCATAATGTGTTTTAACCCTTAAAAGGAGTTTAAAAAATGAAATGTAAATGCCCAGCGTGTGGGGCGGTGTTGTCGCTAGACGTGTTATTACAGCACGAGCAAGCAAGCCTTGCCGTGATAAATGCGTTATCGCTCAATGGTGAATTTGGACGCTTAGCAGTGCAATATTTAGCCCTATTCCGCCCTGAAAAATCCGCACTCACAATGGATCGCTTAGCGAAACTACTCAGTGAATTGGTTGATGAGGTGCAACGCGGGCAATTTAGCCGCAACGGGCAGGTTTATTCTGCCCCCATTGAATGCTGGATTGACGGCTTAACCATTGTGCTGAACAATCGCCATAACATCAAACGTCCGCTGACCTCACACGGCTATCTCTATGAGGTAATGACCAAATGGCAACCAAAAAACAGCAACAATATGATGAACGGACAAATAAATAACCAATCCGCATCGCAACCATTTAGCAGCAAAACCGGCAAAGCCTTACAAAATCTCGTGGAGTTTGCCAATGACTGACACAAAATGGCTAAAAAAAGTCGTGGCACAGGGCTTGGGCAAATTAGTGGTGTTACGTCTTGCCAACCAACCACCGGAAGAGATGATTAAAGCCACTGCAGAAGTGTGGGTGCAGGTGATTTTAAGCCAACGCCTTTATGGCGGTTGGCAAGAAAAAGAGGATAAATGGCGAATTGAGCAGGCATTTATGCGGCTGTGTGCGGAATGTGAACGTTTCCCTGCACCGAAAATGCTCTTAGACCGCCTGCCCAACCGAAAAATAGCGGAATTACCGCCACCGGAACCAAAACCGCTCACCCCGGCACAGCGAGAACAACTGGCGAAAATGTTTGCAAAACTAAAAGGAGCGATCAATGTTGAATAATACTTACCGTAAACGGCTGATAGCGTTGGTACATATCGGCAAAACACAACTCAAAATGGACGAAGAAACCTATCGCCTGTTTTTGCAAAACACCGTAAACAAAAACAGCTGTAACGAAATGGATCAAACGGATTTACACAACGTACTACAAACAATGGTAAAAATGGGGGCAAAAGTACAACTGCCATTTTGGCAAAATCGCCCAAGCCCAAAGGCGGATAAAAAGCCCTATCTTGCCAAAATCACCGCGCTGCTGGTGAAACATAACTTACCGCCACAATATGCAGACGGCATAGCAAAACGGGCATTTAACATCGACCAAGTGCAATGGCTGACTGTTTGGCAGTTAAAAAAGGTGATCCAAATGTTATCGGTGTATGACCGTAAGAACAAGTTGTAATTTATTTTGCATAAGTATAAATTAAAGGCTCGGTTGAAGCCTTTTTAGTGGAGATAATATGAAAAAATTAATATTTGTAATGCTATGTAGTATGCTTTCATCGTCTGTTTTTGCAATGACAGATGAGGCAAAAAATGAATTAACAAAAGCATTGCAAGGAGATTATCAAACCTTAAGAAATGTAGCGTTTGCGATGAAAAATGGTTCTTTCGGATACGATAAAAATCCGATTGCAGGGTGCGCATTGCGTAAAATAATTTTAATAGTAAACCAAGGCGAAACAGATGTTGGTGATTATAGCAATGAGTATGTAGATTGTAAGGCATTATCACCAAGTGATGCTGAACAAGCTTGGAAAACCACCTTACAACTTTTGCCTACAGTATTAAAAGCTAAATCAAATTAACATTTAATCCCAGCATAAAGCTGGGATTTTTTTGCCCATTAAAGTGAGTTTTTAGAAAATCCTATGTTTTAATAGCCTCCAAACAACATCTTAGGAGGGCTTAAATGGATCAATTAACACTTAATGATGTGCGTCACTGCTTGCCGGAAGTGGTGCTGGAGATGATTGATGTGCTGGGTTTCGCCGACACACAACAGGTGATCGACAAATTTGGTGGCACACGCCTCTATTTTATGGATAAAGCACGCTACTATAAATTAATCAAAGAAACTATAAACGAAAATGTCGCCAATAAAATGCGTGATTTTTTCCGCACTGAATCCGTTTATATCCCCCGCTGTGATGTTGCCTTGCGGTTATTGCGTAATATGCAATTTAAGGCGGAATATGACTGTCTGGTGGATAGCGGAGTAAGCGGCAGAATGGCAATGGTGCAGCTTTGTCCGAAATACAATATCACTGACCGCACCGGCTGGCAGATTTTAAAAGGGCATTGGCAGCAAGCCTATCAACAAGATTTGTTTTAGTGCGGTGCTGAAATGCTGCACCGGTTCTCTCCTCTGTTTTTGTCAGAAAATACCTTAACGATTAATCAGTTGAGGTATTTTTTATGTCTTTTCCAATCTCATTAATTGTGGTGCATTGCAGTGCCACACAAAACGGTAAATCACTGCGTACCAAAACGCAGACTGCCGCACAAGTCATTGATGGTTGGCACGCCAAACGTGGTTTTAAACGTCGTGCCAATCCGCCTATGTTTAACTCACATTTGCAACACATCGGCTATCACTTTGTGATTGATGTTGACGGCACGGTCGAAACTGGTCGTCAAGTCGGTGAAATTGGCGCTCACGTCAAAGGACATAACACTGGCTCAATCGGCATTTGCTTAGTTGGTGGTATCTCGATTGATGGGAAAAATTTTGGACGTTATACCGCTAAACAATGGCAAGCATTGCATAAATTGTTGCGTGAGCTAGAAGCCAAATTCCCTCGTGCAAACATTTGTGGGCATCGTGACCTCTCTCCCGATTTAAATCACGACGGCAAAATCACTTCAAACGAATGGCTTAAAGATTGTCCCTGCTTTGACGTCTGGACGTGGCTTGATAGCGGTGAGGTGATTAACCAAGACCATCTGTTTAAAGATTAAGGAGCGACGATGACGATTAATACATTATCTATCATTTTGACTGTATTGATGATCGGTGTTTTTTGGGAGGTTGGCAAGGCGATTGGGGATTGGCTGGTAGACGAGATCCGCTGGTGCTATCACCGTCGACAGCTCAAAAAAGGAGGCAAGCGATGAAACTCTCTGAACTCATCACCAATGCCGACGGTCGCCTATCAACCACCGCCTTTATCCAGTTTTTTGGTGCGGTATTAATGGCGGGCGTATTGACTTATTGCGTCTATCTCGACCGCAGTTACACGCCCGAACTCTTTATGACTTTCGCCATTTTTTGTGGCGGGGGCGTGGCGACTAAAGGGTTTGCCAATGCGATTAAAAATAAAGGGGGTAATTAATGTGGCAACTTTACGCATTAGCGGTTTTTGTCGCTGCATTTGTGGTCGGTTATCTGCACGCCCGCTGGCAGGGCAAAAAAATCGCAGAACAAGCAAAACAGATCGAACAAGTACAAGCCGAAGCCAAAGCGATTGCGGAGGAATTAGACAATGCAGAACAACGTAAAAAGATTGAGCAAGCTAACCGCCGTCTTACTGCTCACGGCATTGATGAGCAGTTGCAGTCAAAAGGCTGGTATCGTGAGGATTAGCGGCTGCGCCTCGTTTGGCTTGATCTATCCAAGCCGTAAAGACACAGACGATACCAAACGCCAAGTGTTAAATCATAACCTCACTTACGAGCGAATTTGTGGAGGGCAAAATGGATCTGCAAATTAGCGGCGAATGGGTCTTTAACGGCGTGGTGTCGATTGCGGTCACCTTTGTTGGTTTTTGGCTTAAATCGGTCAAAGAAGAGCTTAAAGAGCTAAAAAGCGAGTGCAAAGATATCCGCAATCAATATCAAACCAAAGAGTTGGCGAAAGTGCAGTCTACACACACGGATAGCATTTTGGCAGAAATCAGGGATGAGCTTAAAGCAATGAATCACAAATTGGATAAAAAGGTGGATAAATAATGTCAGCAAGAATGCAAAAACGATTAATGCAACAAAATACAAATGCCAAATTAGACGAATTACTGGATTTAAGCAAAGAGGCGAACCGCAAAATTGACCGGATTGGTGAGCGCGTTGATAACATCGACCACCGCTTATCCTCGCTTGAAATGCAGGTCGGCAAAGTGACCACCAAAGCCTTTGTCGCCGGTGGTTTAGGAGGCGCGATTGTGACCGTCGGGATTGAGTTGCTTAAAGCAAAATTCGGGGGCTAAGTATGGCGCACGATGCACAAACTAAGGCATTTGTCCGCCGTTATTATGTGTTTGACTACTTAACGTTGGAACAGGCGGCAGAAAAAGCTGGTGTTTCTTTTCCAACTGCACGCCGTTGGAAAAAACAAGCTGAAGAATTGGGCGATGATTGGGACAAGGTGCGTGATGCACAATCCATCGCCGGCGGAAAGATTGAAGAAGTGGCGAAAGGAATGCTTACCCGTTTTGTGTTGCATTTTTCGAGCGTAATGGACGAGTTGGAGAAATCCGAGTTGCCACCGTCTGAAAAAGCGGAATTATTAAGTGGTTTAGGCGATAGCTTTACCAAAATGACCGCCGCAAGCAAACGAATTTTACCCGAAGTCTCCGAATTAGCCGTTGCCCTTAAAACGGTTGAGTTATTAGGTGAATTTATCCAAGTCAACAAACCTCAACTATTAAGCGAGTTTGTTGAATTACTGGATGCATTCGGTCAAATCCTCAATAAGGAATTTAAATAGTGAATTTATTAACCTTTATTTGTGTGATTTTAGCCTGCCTCTCCGCGCGAGATGGTGGAGCGTGGGGTTGGTGGGTATTGTTAGCTGTATTAGTGAGTGACTGATGAAAAGCAAAGAATTTATCAAAGAATTAGCTGCCTATGCGGATAGTTTACGCCAAAAGCTGGAAGCCTCGTTTGACGGTTGGGATGATCATCCGAAAGCCATCGCAGAACGTCGAGCAAAGGTATTAGATAAAGAACAGGGCTACGATTATTTTGTCAGCCATTATTTCCCACATTACGTGCGCTCTGCCTCAAAATCACAGTTGCACCGCTATTTATTTGACCGTTTACCGCAAATTTTACAACAGCCGAAAAGTTGTTTAGATGCGATTGCTGCTCCTCGTGGTGAGGCAAAATCGACCTTAGTCTCTCAGTTATTCACTCTTTACTGCTTAATTACGCAACAAAAACGCTACTGCTTAATTGTAATGGATAGCATTGACCAAGCCTATCCGATGCTGGAGGCGATCAAGGTTGAGCTTGAGTTTAATCAACGCCTACGCATTGATTTCCCCGAAGTCGCAGGGCAAGGGCGAGTTTGGCAAGCGGCAACCATTATCACCAACGCCAATCAAAAAGTACAGGTAGCAGGCTCGGGCAAAAAATTGCGTGGTTTACGCCACGGCGCATATCGTCCCGATTTGGTGGTGCTGGATGATATTGAAAACGATGAACAAGTCCGTAGCCCTGATCAAAGGGATAAATTACATAACTGGCTGAAAAAAACGGTATTACCGCTCGGCTCGGCGGACGGCAAGTTAGACATTGTCTATATCGGCACAATCTTACACTACGACAGTGTGCTGAATCGCACCCTTGCCAGTAAGGCTTGGCATACCGCCAAATTTAAGGCGTTAATCAAATTACCGGACAATATGGCGTTATGGGATAAGTGGGAAGCCTTTTACCTCAATGAGGGCGAAGCGATTGCCGATGCCTTTTATCAACAACATCAAGCTGAGATGGATGTCGGTGCGGAAGTTTCGTGGGCTGCCCGTCCACTGCTTACGTTAATGAAAATCCGTGCCAGAGATGGACACGCTACTTTTGACAGTGAATATCAAAATGACCCGATTAGCAGTGATGAGGCGATATTTGCAAATAGTATCCAATATTGGACCAGTCTGCCCGACAATCTGATTTATTACGGCTCACTTGACCCCTCAATGGGTAAAGCCGGAGCAAGTCGTGACCCCTCTGCAATTTTAGTCGGTGGTTACCACCGCCCAACCGGTAAATTGTATGTAGTCGAGGCACAGGTTAAAAAACGGCTGCCTGATTTAATGATTGAAGACGTGATCAGGCTACAACAACAGTATCAATGCAAACGCTGGTTTGTTGAAACGGTGCAATTTCAAGAATTTTTCAAAGATGAACTGGTAAAACGCTCAGCTCAGCGTCACTGCCCGGTGCCGGCAACAGCTGTGAAGCCAAACACGGATAAGATGTTACGCATTGAAAGTCTGCAACCGCATATCGCAAACGGCTTAATTTTACTGCATCAATCACAGTCAACGTTGATATCGCAGTTACGTCATTTTCCGAAAGCGGATCACGATGACGGCCCGGATGCGTTGGAAATGTTGTGGCGTAATGCGGTCACCAACTCAGCCCCGATTGAGTGGCGCAGTTTGCAAGAGAGTGATATTGACAGCGATTTTGATGAACAGGACGAAGATTTATACAGTATTTGGCGGAGTTAGCAATGGCGAAGAAAAAGCATAAACAGCGACAACAATTAAGATTACAGCAACAAAAAAATCTCGATACCGCATTACAAACGGCACGTGTTACCGAAACAGGGTGCATTATTGCCGATCATCCGAGTACTAAGATTACACCCGGCAAAATGAGGGCAATCTTTGAGGCGGCGGAAACGGGTGACCTCAAAGAACAGCACGAATTATTCATTGATATTGAAGAGCGAGATAGCGACATTGCCGCCAACATTGCCACTCGCAAACGTGCGGTACTCACGTTTGACTGGCATATCGCCGAGCCGCGTAACGCTACATCGCAAGAAGAGGCGTTACAGCAAGAGATTGACGAACTTTTTTATCAGATAACCAATTTTGAAGATTTGGTAATGGATTTAATGGATGCAGTTGGACACGGTTTTGTTGCACTGGAAATTGATTGGCAATTTGTGAATGGCAAATGGCTACCGAAACGCTTTATTCATCGCCCACAATCGTGGTTTAAACTCGACAAAGACGATACCTTATTGCTCAAAACGCCAACTAATTTTGAGGGAGAACCATTAGAACCCTATAAATGGATTGTGCATACCCATAAATCACGCTCGACCCAATTAGCCCGCGTGGGGCTTTATCGCACGTTGGCGTGGCTTTATATGTTTAAACATTATTCCGTCCACGACTTTGCTGAATTTTTGGAACTTTACGGTATGCCGATTCGTATCGGTAAATACGGGGCCGGGGCAACCGAAGCGGAAAAACGTACCTTGCTTAGAGCATTAGCACAAATCGGGCATAACGCCGCGGGGATTATGCCGGAGTCAATGGCGGTTGAATTGCATAATGTGGCAACAGGTACGGGGCAAAGCAATCCATTTTTGCAAATGGTCGATTGGTGCGAAAAATCCATTGCTCGCTTGATTTTAGGACAAACCTTAACCTCCGGAGCAGACGGCAAAAGCAGCACCAATGCACTCGGGCAAGTGCATAACCAAGTACGTCGTGATTTGTTGGTGTCCGATGCCAAACAACTTGCACAAACTATCACGCAGCAAATTATCCTGCCGTATTTGCAGATTAACATTAATCCGAATATCGACCCGATGCGGATACCTTATTTTGAGTTTGATACCAAAGAGGTCGAAGATTTGACTAAATATGCTGACGCATTGCCAAAATTAGTGGAGGTTGGGGTAAAAATTCCGGAGCAATGGGTGAGAGATAAACTCGGCATTCCGGAAGCGGAAGAAAATGAAACGATTTTAACCGCAATTAAAACCGAGTTTAAACCTGATTTAAAAACAGCGCAAAACGCATTATCGGCACATCCGGCAGGGTGTCGTTGTGGTTGTCAACAAGGGGTTGCATTGTCAGCAGCAGCAGATAATGAACAACAACTGCTGGATAGTGCGCTGGATAAGGCACTGGCAGATATTGATTTTAACGCACAACTTGACCCAATGGTAAAACAAGTGGTTGGGGTATTGCAAAAAGCAGAAAGTTATGAAGCGGCTTTTGAAGCCTTAACACAACTCTACCCGAACTTAAACAGCCAACAACATCAAGATTACCTCACAAAAGCGATCTTTTTGTCGGAATTATTAGGAGTACACAGTGTCGGACGTTAGTTTTGCGTTTAATCTCACCCCTGAAAAAGCGATTGAATTTTTAAAACAAAAACGGCTGTTTTTAAATGGCGTGGATATTGATGATTTGCAATTAAGTGCCAGAGGGCGTGCCGCTAAAATTGCCAATATCAGCAGCCTTGAAATGATGCAGGATATTTATCAATCGCTAGTGGAGGCTAAAGCGGAAGGTAAGGCGTTTGGCGAATGGCGAAAAGGGTTACTCAGTCATCTGGCGAAAAAAGGTTGGCTACAAACAGAAAAGGTCGGGCGTAAGCAAGATACTTATATTGCCGACCCAAAAACCGGAGAGGTGTTTGGTACGCCGTGGCGACTTAATACCATTTATCGCACCAATGTACAAACCGCTTATTCCGCACAACGTTATCAACAGCAGCGTGATAATGCGATTGATCGTCCTTATTGGCAATATTCCGCCGTTGGCGACAGTCGCACCCGTCCAAGCCACGCCAACTTAAACGGACGCATATATCGTTATGATGATCCGTTTTGGCGCACTTTCTATCCGCCAAACGGTTTTAACTGCCGTTGTTCGGTGATTGCTTTAAGTCAACGACAACTTGACAGCGAAAAGCTCACGGTAGAAACCGCCGAATTAGAAAGCTATGTTAATGAAAAAACAGGTTACCGCACCACAGGCGTGAAACTCGGCGATCAGCTGTTTACTGCTGACAAAGGTTTTGATTATCACGCCGGACGCAGTGTTTATAAACCAAATTTGGATAACTACCCCGAAGCCTTAGCCCATCAATTTGCCAAACGGGAAATGAGTGGGGAGAGTTTTAAATTAGATTTTGCAAAATTTGAACGTGAGTTCACAGCAGGTAAAAAAGCATTAGGATTGACAGGTAAATTGTCTGAAAATCAATTAAAACAAATACGAGATCACCTAAGTCTTGAATACAAATTTGCAGCCGGTGTTCTGAACAACGAAACTAAGAAAAAATTAAATAGTAATGTTTCTACCGTCTGGTTATCTGATGACACATTAATGAAACAATTTCAAAGTCGAGAAGACCAGAACTTTGGTAGTGATGAATATCAAAAATTACCAGATATTTTAAATTTACCGGAACAAATACAAGAAAGCACCAAGTTAAACCATTATCTATTATATAAGACGATTAAAGGGAAACGTTATGTTGCAATAATTAAAGTATTAAAAGAAGAAGTGTTTTTGCAGTCTTTCAGGCGTGCCGATAAATAGCCGTTAGGCAGGGCTCCCTTCACCTGCACACGCTCTCGTTCATCTGGGCAGGATATTCTCCACCCCAGACAGGCCGCGATAGGGAGATTCATCGCTTTTCTAACGGCTATTAGGATATTACTATGATTAAAATAGAAGTCAATAATGTTGAACAACTCCTCAAACAATTAACCGCATTGAGTCAAGGTGTGGTTTATAAAGCGCCGTTAATGCGACAAATTGCCGGCACAATGCAAACCGCCGTTGATCGCAATTTTGCGGCAGGTGGTCGTCCGAAATGGTTAGGGCTAAAAGCAAGACAAGGAAAACCGTTAATTGACAGCGGTGAATTACGCAATAGCATTAATGCTCGTTGGGACAATGATTATGCAATGGTCGGTACTAATCTACCTTATGCCGCCCTGCATCACTTTGGCGGCACAGTCAAAGCAAAGCGAGCAAAATACTTGAAATTTAAGGTTGGCGATAAATGGGTACAGAAAAAACAGGTGACTATTCCTGCGCGTCCATTTATGCAATTAACTGATGCAGATGAAAAGGAGATTATTGACGATATTCAAGCCTATTTCCGGAAATTGCTTTAAAGCCGTCTAAAACGCCCATAGCGGCGTTTTTAGTCTTGCCGGTACAATTTATCATTCAAAATTTTTTAAAAAAAATTAAAAGCGATTTAAAAAGATTTAAAAAGGGTCTTAAACCTTATCCTTTCCGATTTGTTCTTTTCCTCAAAAAAATAGTGTTGCTGAAGTCGTGCAGCAGGTCTGTTTTTTCTTATCCGTTATGCTGTCATCCTCAACAGTAAGAGGATAAACCAATGAAATTAACTGCCATTGCTTGTAGCGAGATTAAACAGCCTAACGGACGTATCCAGTTATTTCCGTACGGTCGCTTTTATCCGTCTGACGGGCGAGCTGAGGGCAAAGGAGGCTGGTATGTAGATGATACTAACGGTTATGCACTAGCGGAACAAATTAATCAATCCAAAATCAAGATGATGATTGATTATGAACATCAAACCTTATTTATCGCCCAAAACGGACAAGGTAACCCGGCAGCAGGCTGGATTAACAAAGCCGATTATATCTCGGGCGAGGGTTTGTTTGCCGATGTGGAGTGGACGGCAAAAGCCAGTCAACAAATCAAAGGCAAAGAATACCGCTACATTTCACCTTACTTTTACACCGACAATGACGGCAAAGTGCTGGAAGTCATCAATGCCGCCTTGACGAATCGCCCGGCATTGCACGAATTACACGAAGCGATTGCCACATCTCAACTTAATCATCAACAAGAGGAAAATACAATGCTGAAATTACTGCAAGCATTATTTGATTTACCCGATGCCACCGAAGAGGACATCAAAGCGAAATTAATGGCGTTATCTGCCGAAAAAAACAAAGCCGGTATTGCACTCGGTGCGATTTATGGCGAATTGGCAACGCAACAACAAAAAGCGGTGGCGTTATCAAAACAAGCGAATCAAGCACCTGATCCGAGTAAGTATGTGGCACTGTCCGAAATGAAAGCGGTGCAAGATGAGTTACGCAAACTTCAAGAAACGGTCGTTGCCGACAAAGTGGAAAAAATGGTCGAGGTGGCGTTATCGGAAGGAGCGTTGCTGCCGGCACAGAAAGAATGGGCAATCAAATTGGGTAAAGCCAATCCACAAGCCTTATCTGATTATTTAGCCGTTGCACCAAAACATAACCTCGGCGACAAACAAGCCAAAGCCGACCCGAACGGTGAAAAGGTTGCTCTTTCCGCCGAAGATAAGCACGTTGCCAAAATGTTGGGCTTAACTGAAGACGAATACATCAAAAACAAAGCATTGGGAGCATAAAAAATGACAGTAGAATTTAAAAAATCTGAAATTTTAAAAGGATTGGATACTCAATTCCGTGCCGAATTCAGTAAAGGCATTGCTCATATTCAACCGCAATACCCGAAATTAGCGATGACCGTGCCGTCTAACACCGCCACCAATACTTACGGCTTTATGCGTGCATTTCCACAATTAATTGAGTGGGTAGGCAAACGTACTATCAAAAATATGTCAGCCGTTGGGATGACACTTGAAAACAAAAAATACGAAACAACAGTTGGCGTGCCGCGTGAAGCGATTGAGGACGACCAAGTGGGCTTATTCCGCAATATGATGGCACAAGCCGGACAATCCGCAGGCGAACTCCCCGATAGCTTATTGTTTAAGTTGTTATTAGCGGGTGAAAGTACATTGTGCTACGACGGACAGAATTATTTTGATACCGACCACCCATATTACCAAGATGTGGACGGTACCAATCCAGGTACGGCACAAAGCAATATCACTACAGGCTCAGACAGCGGTGCAAAATCGTGGTATGTGTTTGATACCAACAATGTAATCAAACCGTTTATTTTCCAAGAGCGTACCAAACCGGAATTTGAAGGTAAATTTGATCCGTCTAAGTCCGACACTGTGTTTATGGAGGACGTCTACCTCTGGGGTGTGCGTTACCGTTGTAATGTCGGTTTTGGCTTTTGGCAGCTTGCACACAAAGCTAAACAGCTCAACCTTACCGCAGAAAATGTGATGGCTATCCTGACTAAAATGACCACACTCAAAGCAGACGGCGGTGCGTTTATCAATGTACGTCCAACCACATTAGTTGTGCCGCCAAGCCTTGAAAAAGCAGCATTAGACATTTGCAAAGCAGATGTGATTAACGGCACCACCAACGTGCTTAAAGGTCGCTTAGAAGTGATGGTCTCCCCGTACATTATTGAATAAGGAGTAAACAATGGCAAAACGAACCAACAAAACACCTGATGCCGTCAACGATGAAGTAATGCAAGATGACATCAAACAAACCGAAGAAAATGCGGTGGATAACGCCTCAACAGCAGAGGCAGCAGAGACTGAAAAGGATGGGCAGGACTCTATCAACAGCAATGTCTTTGAGCCGGTTGCCGTTGAAGTGTTGCTACGTGCAAATCATCCGCAGGAGAGTTATGGACGCATTGGACGTCGGTTTAACAAAGACACACCTGTTGTGATTGAGTTAAAAGACTTAAGTGGTGAAGAGGTCTTTGCACTTGAGCAAGATATTTGGCTTGAAACAAGGTATATCGGGTGATGACGATGTATGCCACAGCAGATGACTTTGTGTTACGAATTGGCGAGCAACAAGCAATTGAATTAACCGACCGTGACCGTACAGGCGAGATTAATCAGCAGGTGCTTGCGGTGGCATTAACGGACAGCAGTAGTCAGATTGATGGTTACTTACTCGGTCGTTATACCCTACCGTTAGCCAGTATTCCTGATAACTTAATCCGCATCTGCTGTGATATTGCTCGTTATCGGTTGGTCAGTATGTCGGAAGTAACGACCACGGATGAGATTATTGAGCGTTATAAGCTCTCACTCAAAGAGTTAGAGCAAATTGCCGGTGGCAAAATCTCATTAGGGATCGCAACAACCGACAACACAACGGACGATAGTGTTGGCGTGGTATTTAGCAACCCGAACAATAGGATATTTAGCCGTGATAACTCAAATTGAGCAAGCGTTAATTAATCGGCTAGCACGTGGGTTGGGAAAACTGACTTATCGGGTGGATAGCTATCACGGTGAGTTAGACGATGCCACGATTGATGTACGACGTTTGCCGGCGGTGTTGGTGACTTATGGTGGCTCACGTATTGAGCGAGCTGGCGTTACCGCTAAAGGTCATCGCCACAAAAGCACCGATACCTTTGTTGCGATTGTGATGGTGCGCTCATTACGTAGCAATCAAGCTGCACGACAAGGTGGCGTAGCGAAATTTGAGGTCGGCGCAAATCAACTGGTTTATGCGGTGTTGCGATTACTCACAAATCAAACACTGGATAATTTAGTTGAGCCGATAAAGCCGGTTGCGGTGCGGACGCTCTTTAATCACGTGGAATTGCAAAAAGAGCGATTAACGGCATACGCCGTCGAATTTGAGGTTTGTTACTCAATTCAACCACCGCTTGAAGATGGCGAATATCCTGCACCGACTGATGACCCGACACACCCGGATTACTTGTTTAATGTGTACAACGGCGAACTAACGCCACCGCATTATCTGGAGCGGATTACTGGCGTGATTACTGACCCCGAAGCAACAACAGGGTTTGATATTAAAACGGAGATTAAAAAATGAAAACATTGATATATACGATGCTATTAGCGGTATTAGGTATCGCGACACATGCTAATGCAGTGGTGATTGCGTCTAGCACTGCTGCTACAACAGCCGCTATCGCAAATAATCACAACAAACAAAAAGACACAGATAAACATCGTAAACAGCAAGAAGCGGTGGTTACACAAATTGCACAAACAGGTGGATTAACTGTTGATGCTGACTCTGGTCATGTGATTATTCGTTGTCAACGCAAAGAGGGGGGATTTTGTGTTATTCCTGGCGGGAAAGAAAGTGGCAAATGGTACAAACACAATGAAGATTTAATTATGACGCCGAAGGAATTTGCTGAGCGACAGGGTTATAGCAAACTTTATCGGATTACATTATTGCCGTTATATGACAAAGATTGGCTCGCGTTAGATGTAAGTAAGTAGGAGATAAGTATGAAAGTAAAAGCCAAAAATGGCATTAAAGTGCCAAAAGAAAATAGTCCATTTAGCTACATTGAGCAAGAACCGGTCGAAATTGAACCAACGCTCTATTATCAACGACGCATTGCCGATGGCGATTTAATTGTGGTAGCGGAAACAGCTCGCACAACACGTAAAGAGGTGAAAAATGACTAAAGTTGAATTTGACAATATCCCGACATCATTACGTAAACCGGGTGTTTACACCGAATATAACTCACGTAATGCGGTGACTACCCTGCCAACAAATGAGTCAGAAGTGTTAATTATTGCACCAATGACCGCCGAGAGTGAAACGGCGTTTACCCTGCCACAGCGCATTTACTCGGACAAAGAGGCAGAAGATTTATTTGGTGCAGGTAGCTGGGCGCATTTAATGGCACGCATTGCAATCCGTAATAACAATCTCCTTAATTTATCAGTGATGGGGTTAAAAGATCACAGTGCAGGGGTCGCAGCGACCGCAACGCTGACCTTTGCAGGAACAGCCACGATGACGGGCGTAGTGACGGTTAAGATTGGTGGTGTTGATTATCAAGTCCGAGCGGATAAAACCGAAACTGATACTGCAGTGGCAAATCGTTTAATGGCGGTGATTAACGGCACGGCAGACTGTCCAGTAACGGCAAAACTCAACGAAAAAGTGTTGACATTAACCGCGAAATGCAAAGGTGAAATCGGAAATGAATTGACATTAGCCACCAAAGTGACGGCGGACGGTTTGACCCTTACTGCTACTACCTTTGAGAGTGGTGCAACTAACGCTGACCTTGCGCCGGCATTGGCAAGTATTGCTGGAACGCATTATCACATTATTGTCTCGCCGTTTACCGATGATAAAAATGCTAAAGCACTCAAGGAGCATTTGGTTAGCGTTTCCTCGCCAACGGAAGACAAGCCGGGTATTGGAGTGATGGGGTGGCGTGACACAATGGCAGCCGGCACCACATTTACCGAAAAACTCAACAGTGAACGTTTAACGGTCGGTTGGTACAAAGGTGCGATTGAGGCAAACGCACTGATTGCAGCAGGTTATGCGGCGATCATTGCAAAAGAAGAAGATCCGGCACGTCCACTGAATACGCTGGAAATTTTAGGTTTGACCGAAGTGGATGCGACCCAAACGCCGCTATTAACCGAGGTCAATCAAGCGTTATTTCACGGCTTAACTCCAATTACAGTCGTAAATCATACCGTGCAAATTATGCGTGCGTTAACCACCTATACTCGTAATCCGACCGGCGAAGACGACATTGCTTATCTGGATTTAACCACGATTCGCTCGCTTGATTATGTGCGTAAGTCGATTCAGCAACGTATCCGTCTGCGCTTCCCGCGTGAAAAATTACTCAAGCGAACCGAAATGGCAGTGCGCTCTGAAATTTTAGATGTATTACGTTTGCTCGAAGAATTGGAAGTGGTAGAAAACGTCCAGCAAAACAAAGATAAATTATTGGTGCAACGCAACGGACAAGATCCAAATCGTTTAGATACGGTTATTCCATCTGATGTGGTCAACGGATTACACGTAGTGGCGAACCGTATTGATTTAATCCTATAAGCGAGGTGAGAAATGGAAAAATATGCTGGTAGTGCCGTGCTGGAAGTGGACGGCAAGGAAATTGAAATTGTTGATTTGACGGTCACTAAAAATACCGGTCGCAAACTGGTCAAAGCAATGAACTCAAAAGGGCGGGCAAGAGGTTACGCTCAAGGTATTGCAACGTGGGAGTTGTCATTGACTGCGGTAAATCCGCTTGATGATACGCTCGGGATTGATTGGTGGAAAATTGATAACGCTAAAGTCACAGTGTATCCGCTCGGACATAATGATCAGCGTGTTACTTACGTGGAGTGTTTTGTTACCGAAGTGGGCGAAAAATACACCGTGGATAACGAAGAGGTGATTGATATTAAGATGAATGCACTTGATGAGGTCAAAGAATAATGGCGAGATTATTGATTGGTGTTAGTTACCAAAACAAAATTTACCATCAATTTGAGATTTTTCCGTTGACACTGGCTGGTGAGTGCCAAGCAATGGAAGTTATCGAAAATTTAGGTTTGCACGAAGTTGACACGCTCAGCTATCAACAACAACGTCTGGTTGAGTTGGCTTACCTTGCCCAACAAATCACGATAGACGGTATCCCTCGTGATCTCTTAACACCGGAATTTTTGTTTAATGCACTCACTACCGATGACTATGTGTTGATTAATGAAAAAATTGCCGAAATGCGAAAAAAGCGTATCGACGCTGGGGAAAACCAAGCGAGCAACAGCGACGGCTAAAGCGACGCTATCTATTACGTGATGCAGTAAAAAATTATCAACTTATCACCGTATTACTTGCAAAAATGGGCTTTACTGCAACACAAGTGGCACAAATGAGTGCGATTGAAGCGCAAAGCTGGTTATCCGTCTATTTAGAGAGCCAAGGGATTAAACCGGCAGCGCAAGACGGCAAGACAACACATTACATTATTCAACGGAAAAAGAGGGCGTAAGCCCTTTTTTTATAAGAGATTTAAACAGGGTTTAAAAATGGCAAAAAATACCGTAGAGATTGAAATTAACGCTAAGGATAATGCCAGCAAGCAAATTAAAAAAGCGGCAGATCATATCAATAAATCTATCAAATCAAATGAGCAGCAAACATCAACATCCGGCAAAAAAATGGAGGAAAGTTATCGCAAGGCTGCCCGAACATTTGAGCGGAGCTATCACCAACGCAAGCAAGCCTACCGTACGATGGAGTCTTACGGATTACGCTCAGAACGAGCAATACAGGCCGAAATTAACCGCACGCAAGCGTCTTATAACCGGTTACGTAATAGTGGCGTGATGTCAAGCCGTGAACTTGCCCGTGCCACAGAAGCACATCGCCGCAAAATCGCTGAATTAAATGCTGAAATGGGGAAAACAACATTTGGGCAAAAGATAGGGGCTGTGGGCGGAGCGATGATGCAAGTCGGGGCGGGTGTTATGGCTGGTGCAATGGTAATGCGAGAACCGGTGCAAAAAGCAATGACTTATGACCGACAATTAGCAATGACGGCAAATACCGCCTTTTCTGATCGTGATGCTGCCGGACGCATTGAAGGTAAAAAAGAGTTAAATCAAGCGGTAAAAAAAGCGGTTGAAACTGGAGGAGGGACAAAAGAAGAGGCACTTGGTGCATTAGATACGTTACTGGCATCTGGGGCAGTAAAAACAGATACTGCAATGGCGTTATTGCCGACACTGCAAAAAGCGGCAGTGGCAACGGGTGCAAGCACGGATGATATTGCCAAAATTATGATCTCTTCTATGCAGCAAATGGGTATCAGTGAAGATCAGATTGGGGCGGTATTGGATAAAGCCGTAGCCGCAGGACAAGCCGGAAACTTCGAGCTGGCTGATATGGCACGTTGGCTGCCACAGCAAATGGCAGCAGCGAAAGCGGCAGGTTTAAGCGGTATGTCGGGGTTTGAAGCGTTATTAGTCGCTAATCAACAAGCACGTGTTACGGCAGGTACATCTGATGAGGCAGGTAACAATCTTGTCAATTTATTGGCGAAAATCACCTCAAAAGAAACGAACGACCGGTTTAAAAACTTGGATTATGTTGATCCAAAGACAGGTAAGAAAGTCGGCATTGATTTTGTCGGCTCAATGGCAAACTACAAAAAATCAGGCATGAACTCACTAGAAGCCTTTAGTGAAATTATTAATGATGTGGTCGGTAATGACAAACAATATCAAGCATTACAAGCAAAATTAAAGACAGCGAAAAAAGAAGACCAACATCAAATTTTGGATGAAATGGCAAAACTAGTCGAAGGCACGGCAATCGGACAAGTTATCTCTGATAGACAAGCATTAATGGCATTAATCGGTATTCGAAACAACGCTGAACTTGGTAAAGAAGTACAACGACAAATTAGCAATGCACAAGGTGCGGTTGATACATCACACAAAGTGGTTGCCGATACCGCAGAGTACAAAGTCAACGATTTAAAAAACACGCAAGAGTTTGCACAGTTAAATAACTTAAGCGGCTTTAATGCCACACTGGGTGAAGTGTCACAAACATTAAGTGAATATGGCAAAAAATACCCCGACTTAACTAATTTTGTCGTGGGTGCAACGGACGCAGTGAAGGCTTTTGGTATGGCATTAGGAGCTATCTCACTGTTAGATTTATTTAAGAAAAAAGGTGGTGGAATAGAGAATATATTCCGTCGTACACCAACCACAATGGGAACGGCGGCAACTACTGCAGGTACTGCAATAAGCCGAGCTGGCACAGGATTACTCTCAAAAGCGAAAGGATTGGTTAGCGTGCCGACATTAACACTTACCGGATTGGCGATAGCTGCTGACAATGCGCCCAGTTATTTTGCGCGAAAAGAAGCCAAAGATGAGCAACAAGCTGACAGTAAAAAGCAATTTTATCAAGCAGTCACCCAACAAACAGCAGCGAAAACCGATTACTGGGCTGGTTATCAACCGCCAAAGCTGACAACTACCCAACAAGCACAAAAAACACAAAATGCGATGGCGTTAGCGTATGGCGGTGCGGCGATGGCATTTGACAATGAAGTGGCAGCAGAACGCGTGAAACAAGGCACGTTAAGTGAAGTGGATTATCAGGCGAGAATTAATCGTAATGCTAACTACATTGAACAATGGAAAAAAGCCACAACAGAAAAATCCTATCAGGGGTTAAAAAATATTGATAGGCGTCAGGCTGGTAATCCATTACAACAAGCCGCACGAACTCAACAGCCTGAAAAAACAGAAAAACCATATCAAGGCTTAAAAAACGTGGTGATTAATCCGGCGGATAACCGTCCGTTGCAACAAGCTGCACGAACTCAACAGCCTGAAAAAACAGAAAAACCGTATCAAGGCTTAAAAAACGTGGTGATTAATCCGGCGGATAACCGTCCGTTGCAACAAGCTGCACGAACTGATAAAGCGGTTCGGATAGATTTTGCAAGTGAAATACAGGCAATGGGGCAAACGTTGTCAGAGACACTTAAACGGATATTAGATAATCAAAGTTATACGCTTAAAAATCTGATTACCGTTGAGTTAGACGGACGACAAATTGCCGAAGCGGTTTCGGAAAAACAATATCAACATTTTGTCAGGGGGTAAACAATGGGGTGGACTGTGCCGATTCGCCAAGCCAGTTTTCGTGGCGTGAAATTTGATGTGATTACGGTAGATGATAGCTTTGAACGCGACACTGTTGAGCACACCTATCCTTATGTCAACGGTGCGGACATTGAAGATTTGGGGCTCACACCACGCACGGTCACGTTTGAAGCCATCTTTAATGGGCCGGGTTATTTAACCGATGTCAAGCGACTGCTCGCGGCATTGCAAAAACCGGGAGCGGATACGCTGACACACCCCATTTTTGGACGGATGCAAAATATGATTTGTCGCTCAATGTCATTACGTCACGATGCTGATTATATCAATTATGTTTCTGTGGATTTAACATTTGTCGAAACCACACCCGCTAAGCCAATATTTTTATTTGATTTTTCAATTTTCGGGAAAATTGATGAGCTGTTGTCCATGTTAGAGGACTTTGTTGATGATGTACTTGATTTTTATGCCACGATGATGGAGGTCGTGAGCTTTGCTTTTAATGTTAAAGACCGATTACTTGGAGCGTGGGGCGGTATCTATTCTATTGTTGATGCTGTTAGTCGGTTAATTGATGATACGAGTTTTGACTTGCCGTCTCTCGCTACACAGGCAACATTCCAATCTCAATCATCAAAAGTTGTGGCTAAACTTGCAAGTGCGTTAGATTGTGCGATTAAAAATCGTGCCGGTATCAATGATACGATTGATGATGATATGGTTACGCAAGCGAGAAATGATAGCTGGTCACGCACAAACGCAACGCAAACAAAAAACAATGCTAGACAGCGTAATACATATACAACAAGTGGTGCGACATATAACGCCGCAACAACAGGATTATTATATAACCAAGATCGCTTTAATGATGCATTAAATCTTGTGCGCCAATTACAGCAAATTGCTGATGATATTGTAACAGGTAAAAATGACAGTTACTCACGTGAGCAAACGCGGATAAAGTCACGTGTTACAGCACTCAGCAAAGAAGATGTAAAAGAAATAGACTGTGCAATTAAACTCATTAGTACCACAACACTTGCGCATTTAACGGCACAGCTTATTGCGGACGAGCTCGATAATTTATTGCCATCTGAAATTGAATATATGATCACAACAGTACGCGCAATGCTACAAGATTGCATTGATGCGGTCAGAGTGTTACAAAAAGATACGCCTGATTATCAAAGTTTAGGTGTCAAAGAAACGGCACGTTATACCGCTGCTTATCGTGTGATTGAGCAATTACGCCAGATCGCACAACATCTTACCGCATTGGGTATTAATGCGATTAATCAGAAGCTGCCGCTTATTATCCGTGAAGCACCGATGACGGGAACGTTGCAACAAATTGCCCACGCCTTTTATCAAGACTATACACGCACTGATGAGCTATTGCGTCTTAATCCACAGATTATTAACCCGAATTTCATAGAAAAAGGAGCGTTAATGAATGGCTACACAGTATAACTATCCGTACGATAATGAAATTGTTGTTGAAATTGATGGTAAAACACACAGTAACTGGAAAAGCTATGACATTGACAGCGATTTTTTAATCCCCGCCGATGCATTTAGCTTTGAAATCGGTACGCCAGCAAATCATACTGTATTGCCCGATTTGTCTGGTAAAGAGGTGCGGGTAAAAATTAATGGGCAAATCGTACTTACCGGGATTGTCGATGCAACACAACATCAAATCAGCAAAAATAGTCGGACATTTAGCTTAAATGGACGAGATAGAGCCTCAATTTTAGTGGATTGTTCTGCCCCAACGACAAATGTGAAAGGCTTAACGGTATTAGACGCGATAAAAAAAATCGTTGAACCGCTCGGCATTAAAAAAATTGAGTTGCGAGCAAAAGACAATAACCCCGTGATTGATAAAATTGATATTGAGCCAAGCGAGACGGCGTGGAGTGCAGCATTGCGGTGTGCAAACTTTGCAGGATTACATCTTTGGTTTGATCCAAATGGTATATTAATCGTAGGCGGTCCAGATTATCGTAGTCCACCTGTCGCAACATTATGCTGTCAAAAAAATGGTGTGCGTAATAATTTTGAGCAAGCGCAACTTACGTATGATATTTCGCAATCGTTTAGCGAAGTCACGTTTTTAGCGCAAAAACACGGACGTAGCCATGATGATAATAAAAACAATCTCAAATGGGTGTGGCAAGATAAAAGCGTTAAATTTTATCGTCCCAAAACCGTCGTGATACACGATGCAGAAGACTTGGAATCATTAAAAAAACACGCAAAAAAATATCTCTCGGATGCCGCACTCAATGCGTTTACATTGACGATTATTGTCCCTGACCACAAAACCGAAAGCGGTATATTGTGGCAACCAGGACAACGCGTCCACGTTATTTGCGAAGAATACGATATTGATGCAATTTTTTTTGTGATGGGACGACGTTTTACGCTCTCACGCTCACAAGGAACACAAACCGAACTACGACTAAAACAAGATGGTATCTGGATACCCGATGCGTTCCGTGAGCATTCAAAACGCGCGAGAAAACGTAAAGGAAAAAAAGCCAAAGAACTGATTGCATTAGGACCAAAATCATGAGACTGATAAGACAGCAGATTGGACAGATGATTGATAATGCTAGTAATGCGATTCGGCAAGTATTTCGCGGCAAAATCAATCTCACAAAGTCCGCAGACAAAATCCAAAAAGTACAGGTTTCGGCGTTAGCCGATGAAACGTTGCAAGATGTGGAGTATATGCAGCATTTTGGCTTCACCTCTCACCCGCCGTCTGGTACGGAGGCGGTGATTATCCCGATTGGCGGCAAAACCTCGCATAGCGTCGTGGTCGCAACGGAAAATGGACAATTTAGGGTGAAAGCCTTAAAAACAGGTGAGGTTGCTGTCTATGATCAAAGTGGCTCAAGCATTGTGCTAAAGCAAGGTAAGGTCATTGAGATTAATTGTGCAACGCTTAATATCATCGCCCCCAAAATCAACATTAAGGGTAATATTAGCCAACGGGGCTCAATTAATAATGATGGCGATATGGTGGCGAGCGGCATATCACTAACCAAACATACGCATAGGGGCGACAGCGGCGGACGCACAAGCCTGCCAAGCTAATATGAAATAAAAACGGTGCTGAAATCTCGCACCGTTTTTTTTTGTCTGCAAAATCCTATGATACCAATATGGACAGAGAGATCAGCCCGCTTACCGGGGACTACACATTATCACAGACAGATACACTGCAAAATGCCGTGTATATCAGACTTACAACTCCACTAGGCTCGTGGTGGGCAGATGGGCGTGTAGGCTCTCTGCTCCATTTAATTCAGCGGGAGAAAGATAAGGAACGCGTTGGTTTACTCGCTCAACAATATGCCGAAGAAGCCTTGCAGCCGTTATTGGATGATGGGCGAGCAAAATCAATAACCGTTGATTATCAGCAGCCACATAACGGCACATTACAGCTATTCATTAGTGTGATTGATGCACGCGGCAAAACATTTGAGTTTAAACACCCTGTAAAAGTCATTTAACTGAGATTTAAAGGATATTTAAATGTATTTCGTACCGACACTGGAAGAAATCAGAGAGCAGATATTACGTGACTATCAAAGTATCAATCCAACGATTGATATTAGTGTTGATTCGGACACCTTTGCTCGTGCAAGTAGTTTAGCCGCTGTTGCAGAAGGCTTATACGCACATCAAAAATGGCTTATCAAACAATTTTTCCCTGATTCGTCCGACACCGAATATCTCGAAAAGCACGCGGGGTTACGTGGATTACGACGTAAAAATGCGACCTACGCAGACGGACAAGCAACAGTAACAGGGCTGACTGGTGCCGTTATTGCAGCAGAGATACAGATTAAAACTGACGATAACCGTTTTTACCAGACAACTCAAGCCGTCACGATTGGCGAGTCGGGTACAGCGGTAGTCAATATTAAATCGTTAGCGATGGGTAGCCAACAAAATGTCAATAAAGCAACTGCAGCAAGCTTTATGTCTGCGCCGACAGGTGTCCAATCTGATGTCGTGATTACAAAAGTGACGGGTGGCACAGACGCAGAAACGGATGCGTCATTACTTGCACGCCTACTCGAGTTAATCCGTCGTCCTCCAGCTGGTGGTAATAAATATGACTACAAAAACTGGGCGTTAGAAGTGGATGGCGTAGATGCGGCTTATGTCTATCCATTAAGACGTGGATTGGGGACGGTAGATATTGCGATTACGAGCAATAACGCATTACCGAGTGATGACACAGTAACCCGTTGCCAAAACTATATTGATATTGTACGTCCTGTTACTGCTGTCGAATCAAGAGTGGTAAAACCGGATGTGACACAAATTAATTTTGACATAAAAGTCAAAATTGAGGGACTGACTTTACCGGCAATTACTGCAGCGATTAACGGTGGATTAACTGCTTATTTTGACACATTACGACCCGGTGATGACTTAATTGTATCGCAGCTTGAAGCGATTGTGAGTGATATTGTTGGCGTAGTAGATCGTAGGTTTACTGCCCCAGCCACCAATCGCAAAGCTGATGTTATCAATAAGATCGAGTGGTTTCAACTCGGCAATGTAACGGTCGCGGAGTTACGCGATGAGTAAGTATCAATCCGTATTAGCCAATCTCTACCCGCCAGTAAGCTACAACATCAATGGTGAGCAATTTACCGCACAGTGCGCGGTTGATGGACAAGCATTTGACCGCTTACAAGCAAGCGCCGAAGCAATTCTTAAAGTTATCGAGCCAGCAACCTCTAATGAGCTATTAGCAGATTGGGAGCGATTGTGCGGTATTACAACAGACGGCTCAAAGACTTACAGCGAGCGTGTTAAACGCGTCATTATCCAGCTTAATGCACTCGGCGGCTTGTCAATACCGTACTTTTTGCGACTTGCCGAAAGTATTGGTTACACCATCCAAATTAAAGAGTTTTCGTCGTTAAAAAATGACATCCCAAATCTTGGTGATACTACGCTTTGGACAGACCAGCCCAAAGAACGCCTAATTTTTATGTGGCGTGTCACGGTGATTAACGGTGATGATAACATTGTTTATTTTCGTGCTGGGCAATCATTAGCAGGCGACCGTTTAGTCGATTTCGGAGACCCAATCATTGAAGAGTTTTTCGAAGATTTAAAGCCTGCTCACACTTACTGCTACTTTGCATATCAATAATTTAGGAGAGTAAATGAAAGATTTAATGCCAACAATTACCTCAGTAGACAACTGTTTTCACGACGGCAACCCTGCTACGGGCGAGCAAGGCACACGAGTTACTGCACAATTTTTAAATGACGTGCAAGATCACATACGAGATGTAGAGGCAGAGTTAAAATATGTATTGTCTAAAGCGGGACTTAATCCTAATGATGCTAAAACAACACAGGTCTATGATGCCATCATTGCAATTATTAACGCCAACCGACGTAGTGCAAGCACAACAAGCAAAGGCGAGGTGCAGCTCACTGATAGTATTAATATGGCATCCAGCGTGTTTGGTGCGAGTGCTTTTGCAGTTAAAACCGCATACGACAAAGGAGTGCAAGCACTCAATGCTGCAAACGGTAAATTGGCAGCTAACGGCACTGCGGTAGCGGCTAATAAACTTGCTAATGCACGTACTATTGAGCTAACCGGAGCTGTATCTGGTTCGGGTAAATTTGATGGTAGTGGGAATTTGTCTATCTCTACGGTTGATAACTTAACTATCGGTCTTGTTACTAACACAACCGCAACAGGTACCTCTAATACTGCAACATCAAATAACAACACATACTTAAATGTCGTTGAAAAAAGAGGGACTAATCTAAATGCTGTCGGCTCATCCACGAAAGTGACTGGTTACGGGCTAGTTGATGTGTATAGTGATGCAACTGGTGTATTAACAATTCGCGGCAATCAAGATGTTAATAAATTAGACAAAACGGGTAATCAGAAATTAAATGGTAAATTAACAGTAGATGATATATTGCTTGCAGCTAACAATAATAAATCGTTATCTAAAATCATTGATGCAATAAATAAACTGTTTGCTGGTGACCGAGACGCGTTTAAAGGTATTGTTAATGGTTGGGGAACATCAGGAACAACACCACTCGGCATAAGCTATGATTTCACCAATGCGAATGCGTGGTGGATTAAGTTCGGAGCTTTATTCGGAGGGCTAATTATCCAAGGGGGAGAGTTTGATTGTAACGAAGATTATATTGATTTGTCATTACCAATTAAAATTAATAGATTGTTATTTGTCAAATGTGTAGATGTAGTTTGGAGCACTTCGCTGCCGTTTAAAGTTAATTATGAGTATGCGTGGAATATTGGCTACGGAGATAACAAAACAAAAATTAGATTATTTAATACAATGACCCCATCCACATCTGGGGTAATAAGATATTTTTTAATAGGTATCTGATCGAGCCAAGGGGGACATTGCCTGTGTAATGTTGAGACGGCATTATCTATTAACGCTAAAATCATCAATTTAAAAGCAACAGTACAAGTTGGAACAACAAATAAATTAGTTTATACAGTATCAACAGCTGTTATTGATAAGGGTAAAATCTATTTATCGGCATCTCGTAATAACATAATTGACAGTGGTATCTATGCTTATTACACCGCTTTTTGTGTTTAATTATTTAATAATCATAAAATATTTTATAGTTTCTAAATTTACTTTTGTGATAATTTTTAACACATTTAATCCATGTGTCATTTGCATTGTTGTATCTCTATCGGCAACAGTTAAATCTGCAGATATATCAACTGCATCACAATATAATACGCTATTTTGGTTAAAATAGAGTGGTGGTGTGATAGATATGTTTGTACTCGACATTATCACACTTCCCCCTTGGCTATACGCCTACGGAGATATAAGAAACACTGCCATATGGATGTTTATTTCCATTTTTTGCCTTAAAAAACCAATTCTCTACTCTAAAGTTTGGAGAGATATAGTTATATCTACCAACTTTATTTAATGTAAAAATGTCTGTGTCGTCATTTTGCCAATCTCCATTTATACCTAAACAGCACAATAGCCGGTTTAAATAAATTGGGTGTTTTGCAATAAATAATTCTCTCTCATCAACATAACATTCTCCCCCTTGGCTAGACTAGATGCCAACAGAAAACCATTCAACAATACCTACTTTACCAATTATGTGACTTTGATATGATACTATGCCAATATATGTATTTGCCCTATTTTGCACGTTAGCATTTTCTGCAGTTTGCGAATAGCCAGTATCGCTGGCGTTTGCACACGCAAATAAGTTAGTAGCTTTATAGCTTATTGGCAGTGTCGCAACTGTAACATTACTAACAGTTTCAACCGATCCCCCTTGGATAACAATTTTAATGACTAAACTACATTTTTTCGCTTATTTTTTAGTCTATAACACACAAATAACAATCGCTTTAAACGGCGATTTAATCACGATTTAAAGCGATTTAAATGCGTGTTAAAAACACGATTAACTACGCTATTTGAGTAGATTTATCACTTTTCTCAAGTGTATCAATGTCTTATGTGTGTAAACACTATCTCCGACATTGCTAGAGGCGTGTCCCAGCAATCTGTCGCGTGCAACTTTGTTGGCACCAGCAGCATCAAGCAAAGTTGCTACTGTGTGGCGACAGTCGTGTGTAGTGTGTTTTGCTTTGATCGCTTTCATTGCTTTGTCAAATTGTGTTGCCGCTTTAGCATAAGTTAGTGGTGTATTGTTATCATCAACAAATAGGTATTTCTGTTTTTTCTCAAGCCGTCGCTCAACAATCGGTAAAATACGTGGATGGATTGGGATAATGCGGATGCCAGCTTTGGTTTTTGATGTTGTGATGTCAAAATATTTTTGTTTTAGGTTGATATTACTGCGCTGTAGCTGTAACAGCTCCCCAACTCGCATCCCACTATAAAGTAAGATTAATGCTAAATCAGTGTCTGTTGTTTGGCATTGCCATAGCTTATTGATTTGTTGTCGCGTAAAAATTTTATGTGGGTGGACAGGAGTGTTTTTCCCCATTTGCAAATATTGCCCATAACTGCGATCAACCCACTCATTAATGATAGCATGTGCAAACAGCTGATTTATCAATGATCTTACTTTTTTTAAGCTCGCATATGATAATCCTTTTTCTTTCATACCATCTAAAATAGATTGCAGATGCCGATACTTAATTTTATGGATTGGCATTGTGATAATCGCAGACAGATGGTTATAACTATTGCGATAGCTTTCTGCTGTCGACTTTGACACCTGCCTTGCGTGGATTGGATACCAGAACTGGTACACTTTTGCCAAGGTTATGCTTGGTTCCGGCTTATCTTGCTGATTATAGTTCGCAAGTGCGGTTAATGCCTCCTCTTTTGTTTCAAAATAGCCAATTATGTTGTAAATCTGCTTTCCGCTTTCAGTATAGCCAACCGTTTTTCGTGCGATATATGGGCGACGACGTCTGCCGCTAAGTTTAAATACTGAGCCGTAGCCGTTTGGTAGTCTCATGATTTTCTCCTTAGTTAATAGTTAATGCTGAAATACGTAATCATTATGAGTATTACAGGATTGATACACTACTAAGTGGAGGGATGCTATGGAATATTTGATTATTATTGATAAATCAACAGGCAAACGAGAGACATCATACCCATTAACTAATGAGTCGTTCGAGCAGCTTTGCGAGTTGGCAAGGCAGAGTGGTTATGATGATAAGTTTTTGTATCTGCATGATATAAGTGGTGGATTACAGGCGCAGTTGGCAAATCAAAACACATACTGGCTCAACAACAAGATTGAGATTAAGTCATCGTCATTGCACGACTGGGATGGCGATAAATGGGTGCTTAATCAGCAAAGGCAAGCAGAGTTAGCTAACGCAAAACGTCAGCAATTAATTGATAATATTGATAATACTGCGTCATCGCTCATTACAAAATGGACGCGATTTGAGAGTGAATATAAAGAGCGAGAAAAAGCGGCATTAGCGTATCAAGAGAAAAATTATGAAGGTGATGTAAGTGTCTATATAACAAGCTTTGCGGATGCAGCAAATATTGACAATAAATCAGCTGCATTACTTATCTTACAACAAGCAGATCAGTTACGCAGTACGCTAGCAAAAATGTCTGCTTTACGAATGCGCAAGTACGAGCTTAAACAAGATAATCTCACGCTCGAGCAAATGCAAACAATTCACGATGACATTATTGCAGAGATGCAAGCGTTGGCGGAGGCTCAGCAATGACAGATCAAGTGTATTTAGCATTGTATAAAGGTAAGAGAGAGGGTAAGTCGCTTTATGCTCACTGGTGCAGATTGAGTGATTGGTTAATCCGCAAATTCACGCGTGGTAAATATAGTCACTGTGAAATTGCAATTAAAAAAGAGACTAATTTTACCGACCGCTATGATTGCGATGTTTATTACGAGTGCTACTCCTCATCTGTGCGTGACGGTGGCGTGCGTAAAAAGGTCATTGATGTAGAGGACGGCAAGTGGGATTTGATACCACTAACAGGCGTAAGCGAGTCTCAAATTGAGTATTACTACCGTCTAACCGCCGGCAAAAAATACGACTGGTGGGGTGCGTTGGGATTGATTTTTTTAATTCCGGAGCGGCGAGACAAATATTTCTGCAGTGAATGGTGTGCGAGAGCAATTAACTACGGTTGTGAAGGCTGGCGGTTTAGTCCAAATCATTTAGCGGCGATTTTTAAATTAAAACATAAGGAGTAAATTGTAGATGAAAGAAAATCTAACATTTGGACAAAAATCAGTAGGATTAACTTTTAATCCTGATAATAACGATGAAGTGACAAAGTGCAAACGGCTTTATGCGGATATCATTGATCAACTTAATGAGTTACGTAACTCAACAAATATACTAGAGGTTAAGCGTTTAGCCAGCGTGGCAATCACTGAAGCACAAACCGCTCAAATGTGGAGTGTAAAAGCAATTACCTACAAAGATTGAGAATGTAACAAGTAAACATAAAGAAGCGGCGATGTGGTAGGCTCTGACCTCTACCACATCAGCCTAAGCAGATAGCACCTGCATAGACCCGAGACCGCTTTGTCTGACCAGACGGGCGGATTGTAACAAAACCGCGTAAAGTGAGAAAGTCTATGCAAAAAGATTTGCAAGAAATGCGGTGCAAATGCTGTAAAAAGCTACTAGCCCGCACAAAAGATAATCAATATTTAGAAATTAAATGTGTGCGGTGTAAAACCTTAAACACATTTAAACCTACTCGTTAAACAACTTAAACAACTCAGAGTGTCCGAACGCCTTGAGCGTCAGAACGCCATAATTTAAGGATAAATTATGGCAAACAAGAAAATCATTGTTTGGGCGTTATTTGATAGTGGCAACGGCTGCTATACCCAAGCCGCCCAACCATTCCCTAACATTGAAATCTATCCTATCGGCATTGATATTGAGCGTAAAAATCGGCATTTTTTACCGCTGAATTTAGCGGATTTTGGGCGGTTGTTTGGTGATAATACGCTGTTTAATCAGCTAGATAGCCTCCCTAAACCCGATGTCATTTTAGCCAGTCCGCCTTGTGAGAGTTTTTCCGTCGCTAACTCTATTAAGGGTGGGAATGTCTGTTGGCAATGGCAGGGAAATACACGCTTTGCTATTCGCCGTCGCAAAGATTTTGAAGCGGCTGCGGTTAAAAAGCGACGTTATCGTTATGAGACCTCTTTTTTAAATCGAATTAATGGTGAGCTTTGCATTTATAACACCATTGAGATTATTAAGCGGTATCAGCCGAAAATTTATGTGATTGAAAACCCTTATGCGAGCCGCCTTTGGCACTATCTTGATGAGATTTTAGCCTTTCATCTTCCTTATGCGAACCCTACCTATTATGGGAATTATGGCTGGCCCTGCAAAAAGGCGACTAAGTTTAAAAGCAATATTCCGCTAAATTTGCGTTATCAGCATTATATTTCGGGCAAAACGATGTTTGACTGTTTACACAGTTATAACGCCCGTTCAGCCATTCCATTGCCGCTTATCCACGATATTTATCGTCGTATTATTGAGGTATTAGGGGGTAACGATGCGTCATTTTAGTCAAGCGCCCTTGCCGTTTGTCGGGCAAAAACGGCTGTTTTTAAATGCCTTTAAACAGGTTTTAAACGAGCATATCCCTGATGATGGGGAAGGTTGGACGATTGTCGATGCTTTTGGAGGAAGTGGTTTATTAAGCCATGTGGCAAAGCGTATCAAGCCCAAAGCACGGGTGATTTACAATGATTTTGATGGATACGCAGACAGACTAAAACACATAAGCGATACAAATCGCTTACGAGCTGAACTGATTCAAATTGTTGACGATATTGTACCAAAAAATAAGCGATTAGACAACAATAAAAATCAAGAAATCATCAATAAAATCAATGGTTTTAAGGGATTTAAAGACCTCAACACTATTGCAAGTTGGTTACTTTTCAGTGGGCAACAAGTCAGCTCATTTGAGGAGCTATTTAGCAAGACATTTTGGAATGGAATAAAGCAGGCTGATTATCCTAGTGCAGAGGATTATCTTGATGGGCTTGAGATAGTCAGCGAGCCATTTCAGACGCTGCTACCTAAGTTTGCGGATAATCCCAAAGCCCTGTTTGTGTTAGACCCACCTTATCTTTGCACCAAGCAAAACAGCTATAAAATGGCAAATTATTTTGATTTGATTGATTTCTTGCAGCTTATTGACCGAACGCGACCGCCTTATGTGTTCTTTAGCTCCACTAAGTCAGAGTTTGTGCGGTTTATTGCGTATATGGTGCAGGCGAAAAAGGATAACTGGCAAGCCTTTGATGGAGCTGAGCGGATAGTCCTTCAAACATCGTTAAACTATCAGGTTAGCTATGAGGATAATTTGGTGTTTAAATTCTAAAAATTAAGGGGCTAACGCCCCTATTTTTCAACGCCCGCCTTATAGCCTGCCTCATAAGCCGCACGCATAAGGCGTTTGATATTCCACACGCCCATATCATAAAAATCTAAATGGTCGCTCATTCGGGTCTCTAATGTTTCAATATCCCCCACCTCTTTTGCAATGGTTTCTAATACGTTGTTAATAGCTTTTTCAGTTGGTTTTTTCATTGCTTATTTCCCTCTTAAAATGTTTGCGATTTTGTCAGCGATTTGCTGGGCGACAATGTCAAGGTTGGTCTCAACTGAAACGCGTTGGCGACAATGTTCAGAGTGTTCAACCAGCGTGCCTTGTGGCATATAAAGTAAATAAATTGTTGGCTCATTTTGATAACTATCTTGACGGACTTGAAAGCGGCGTTTCCCTTGCACAAATTCCCCATTTTTAAAGCCGTGATGATTTTCAAGTCTGGTGGTTAAGTGTTGAATAAATTCTCGTGTATTAAATTTCAT